TATACCTAAAGCGTCTACAACGAATACCTGAGCCTCTACGTTCTCTCTATGAAAGTAAGTACCAAACGTAGGGTCAGTAGGAGGTGAAACCACAAACTGTAATCTCTGATACATCGTATCAGGAGCAGTAAAAGGAATGTTCTCTTGAGCAGTTGGTAAGGTTGGTGAAGCTGTCTTTAGATGCCGTCTTACGGCAATACCTACTTCTTTAATTGCCATATAATATCCTTGCTTATCCTTGGTTATATAGTCTTACAAGGTCAGCTTGAAGAACACTCATAATATGGTCAGTCGTAGGTTGCATAATACCCATTGGTGCTTGGTCAGAACTACCGTTTTCAAGATTACGAATGTAATATCCCTTGTTTCCAATATACAATGTCTGACCTAATTTGTAAGCGTTCAAGGAAGTCTTGGATATACTTAGAGCTTCACCGCCTGCTGTAGTACCATAGATTGCTTGAACACTGAATGCACCGTCTGTGGATACTTGCCAAGAACCCTGAGCAAAACCTTCTTCTGGCTGTAAGCCTAACAAGCGTTCCCGACGCAAGTACAAAGCCGTGTGTTCTTCAGCATTACCTAGCGGTGTATTGCTAATTGCTGTTCTTGTAATCTCGTAAGCAAAACCTCTAACCATGTAAGTCAACTTACGGTCTACTTCTGCTTTATAAGCCATCAAGGACTTAATTACTTCGTCTACATTAGCTGTAATCATAGGTTAACCCTTTACAGCAATAATCCTATATAGACAGACTTCTCCGTTAGCCATATGAGATTGCCAAGATTGAACCTTGTAATTTATGCTGTTGTACGTAATCGTATCGTTTACAGTTACTACGAAAGCATTAGGAGGATTAGCCAAGTAGAATTGAACTACTTCCTTACCGACTAGCGTAGGCATGTTGTACTGATTGGCAACAACCTGTCTAGGATACATCGTTACAGTGTATGGAGTAACTGTTTGAGTAACCGTACCTTGTACTTCGTCCACTACACGTGCGACTGACTTGTAAGTCATACTTACACCGTGTTTAGCGATTAGCCTAATACTTGAAGTCTTGAAGTTGTTCATCAGGACTCCTTAAATACTAAAACCGTCAATAGATTCTGTAGTTGAGGAAGTGTTCAGACTCTGTACATAATTATTATCTACATTAGCGTTATTAGCAGCGATTTCAGCCTTAGACACACCACCAACCCACATATTAAGATTATTGTAGAGTGGGTTAAGGTTAGGGTCTTTAATATAAAGCATCAAGGCTTGTTTGTAGGATGCCGCTGAAGTATTACGTACAGAGAAAATATCGACTGTATGACTATCTTGCATTGATAACTGAAACAGAATAGTCTTAGCTGCATCAATGGAAGCACGAACAATACTGTTATTATGCTTCTGAAGATAATAATCATAAGTAGCATCATCTAACAGCGGAAATCCTGGGTCAGTATCCCCGATTTCAACTCTAACTTTCTGAATATCGGTAAACGCCATCATTCTTCCTTTGTTAATTAACTTTATTACAACCATCTGAAGTTATCAAAAGGTTCTAATAAAAGGACTCCGAAGAGTCCGATTATTTATGCTTCAATTAAGAAACTGTACCTGTAGCAACCATTGCTGGGCGCTTCAGCAAGTTAATCATATTGAATTCACCTTCCAGGGTGATCTGAGTCTTGCGCTCATCTTCAAACTGCCAGAGATACAGTTCTTCAGCAGTGGTATTCACCAGATCAAAACGGTTAGGTGGGCCAAAGAAAGTAACGAAAGAACCGTCACCATCGTTTGCAACAAAAACTGCTTCGTTGGCGTTAACCAGTGGAGTACCTTCGACAGACTGAATCACTTCAATGAATTCGATGTTACTGAAGTTGAATCGACGATACAGACCCATACCACCAGCACGGTCACGGCTGATTTGTTGTGGTGCAGTAGCAGCATACAGATTGTAAGCAGCTTGAACCTTAGCGTGGTTAATCAGGCCAGTGAAGAAACCAGAACTGCAATATGCAGTAACGCCAGTAACTTCCTGACCTGCATTTGCTTGAGCCATGAAGTGAGCAATGATTTCTTCGCACTTAGCGATAATGTCCGTACCAGCAGTACCAAGAACGAAGTTCACTGACTTACGGGTAAGACCGAAATCGGTGTAAAGATTACCAGCAATGGTACCATTAGGTGCCCACAGATCACCAGCAGCAAGAGTGCGGAAGCGTGCGAAGTTCACAGTACGGTCAAACGACTTGCGCATTTTTTCCATCTTAACCAGAACAGCCGCATCCTTAGTATCAAGCTGTGTACCCATGCTACCAGGACGTGTCTTACCTGCAATATCTTGCGGGAAAAGAGCATCCATGTATGGATGATGAGTCATCGGGTAGCTATGCAGCTTACGGACATCATTGGATGTTGTCTGTGGCTTAGAACCGGGGACTTGATCCTTAACGAGGGAAATGGAACCATTTCGTTCTTCAAAAGTCACGGTACGAGTGGCAAGATATTCTTGAACCCAGATACCACTATCGGACATCAACGTAGGATTCTGAGGAATCAGAAGTACGTCGTTAGTACGGTCAACAAGCTGGAAAGCATTAGAAGTGCTTTGAATTAGAGACATATTTTATCCTTATTATTCTAGTTATTAGATGGTAGTCAGAACTTGGATACCAACTGCTTCAAGACTAGCGTAAACAGCGTTCTTCTTAGCATCGTTATCATAAGTAGAACTCAGTACAAGGCCACCCTTACTGACAGAAATTGGGCCGCGTTTGATAATCAGAACATTAGTGTCTGTTGCACCAGCGATAGTAGTAACAGCAGCCACCAGACCAGCAGCTACTTTAGAACCGTCCACTGCTGTTTCAACAGCACGGACATACTTACCTGAAGCGGTAATCTTACCCAATACAGTACCAATAGCCAGCGTACCAGCAGTATCATTCACTGTAACTACTTCCTTGCAATAACCCATATCGGCACCGTATTCTTGCTTGACAAGATTACCGTAAACGTGTGATTCTGTTGCGATTAGAGACATATTCTTATTCCTTTATAAATTACTTAGCAGCGTACTTGGCCTTGATAGCTTGAGTCAGACTAGACTCTTGCTTCTTTTCTTCAGCAGAACCACTTGCACCAATTTCCTTGAAAGCATCGGATGCTTCAACTTGTGCCTGAAGTGCCTTGACAACTTCAACGAATGCAGTAAAATCTTCATCAGATTCCAGTGCAAGAGCAGCCTTAGTGATTACAGCAGCTTGCTTTTCATCCTTGACAACAGCCGTTACAGCGTCAGTCTTGGACTTGACAATTGCTTGCTTCTTTTCATCTTCGTATTGCTTTACCAGTTCTTTAGCCTTTTGCAATTCAACTTGAGTTTCTTGCATTTGCTTTTCGATTGCAGTAAGAGCCGACTTTTCCACCATTTCTGGAGTAGCTTGGGTCATATTCTTTTCCTTATTTTTCTTGCGAGAGGCGGACGCCTCAACTTTTGTGTTCTCAACTTTGGTTGAGGTATCAACCTTGGGGACAGACCCCTTAGCCAATTCTGTGAGAGCTTTCTCAATGACCGCTTGGTCAGTAAGGACACTCAGATAATCTTCTTCAGTAAGTTTAGACAGTGCAGAGACTTTGTTGTCAGCTTCATTTAGACCCTTTAGAATCTGGAAAGAATTAACTTTCTCTTGAATCCACTCGTCATAGTCCCAATCATCATCTTCAGATTCTTCTTTTTCGTAACCCATAAGACTTGCGAGTACCAGAGCGTCACTACCCCATACGGAGAAGAATCGTTCGATAAATTCGACAATATCCATTGTCACTTGAATCTTACTTGCTTTCTCGATAAACTCTTGACTGCGACCTTCTGTGTTTTTAAGAATCAGACTATAATCAGCACCATTGGCTGGGCCGCCCTGTTCTTTACTCACAAGTGCAATATGCGCAGACTCCCCATCAAAGGAAATCTCCTTGAGTTTACGTTTTGCTTTTGGTTTAGTCTCCATCAATTTCCTCTACTTCTGCTAGGGCACCGATAGAGATGCCGTTAATTTCTTCACTTTCAATCAGTTCCCAAATATCTTCGGAATGAATTTGAAGTGTCATTAGCCAAGAACCCTTGATTACAGAGTGCCCAGACAGTTCAACGTCACAAGGAATCTGATAAGATTCAATCACCTCAAACGAATTAGTATTCGCAAGATGAAACAGGTTAGGTTTTACTGTAGTACTCTTGTTGAAGGATTCTTTTGCTTTACGAATTTCATCTACTTCAATTAGATCGCCGTGTAGGTCTACACCGGGCTGAAGGACAACGTAGGTGACTTGCTGTAGCTTGTCATCTAGTGATTTGATAATTGCTGTTTTATTCTTCATTTTATTTATACGCAATAGAATTAATTATATCATGAATTTGTAGAAAATACAAGTTAATTATTAACTACAAAGTCTTAATTCAAACTGCTAATCTCTCCTTCGTACCAAGTGATGTGAATGGATAGTTTTGTTCCGACTGCAACAGACATTGCAGAATAAACATCCACGAAACTTGTCCCTGATACGGGGGACATTTACTCTGCTATCTTCCATGATTTACTCCCACGCTGTACCACTATATCTTTTAAGTGTAGCCGTTACCCATCCAGACCCATCCCATCTTTTTAGTGCAGACACATTCCATGCACTACCTGACCAATATTTCAACTGAGCTCCTTGAAGAGGAGTTTCGTCAAAAATATCACTGTCAATCAGGAATTCAGCTCCGTATAATTCAGCGCTGGCCCGAAGCCCCATTAAAGTTCTAGGGTAGTCTGTGTTAAAATTACTCAGCATAATCAGCCATGTGCAATCTTGCCAGCACCTCGAACAGTACCAGAAGATGTGGTTGACGTTAGGACAATAGGGAAAAGTGCAGAAGAGTTAGGGATGTGCGGTAAACCAAGTTGCGCCCAATCCGCTACAACCTTGAAATTTGCAATAGGTGAACCAACTGCTGCTTTCAATCGTGTAGCTGTAACACCGAATGACCCAGCAGTACCTGTTGTAGCAGAAAGGGTTACCGTATTAACACCGCGAATAAACTTACCTGCACTTGCAGAAGGAACTAACGTATTCAGTGCAACCATGAATGAAGCTGGTCGGGTTGCCGCTAATGAAAGACCTGTAAGATTACCTGTTGTGCCGTCGTTGTATGTAACATTTACGGTAGCTGTAACTACTGTCGAACCAGTGGCAGTATACCATTCCAACCACCATGAAATATCACTGAAATCAGCATCCCCTTTTCTCTCGGAAATATTGTCGGTTCCTGCTAACGTATTAATATCTAAACTTACTGTTTGGGCAGTTGCTAAAGTACCGTTTAACCCACCCATGTGCGCGAGACGATCATGGATTTCCAGCGTCATAGCTGAGTTCCCTGTAGCAAGATCGGTATATACAATGTAACTTGTAGCAGGAGAGACTTGCTGCATAAAGTTCAGCGTTCCCGTAGTATTATTATTGCAGGTTGCAGTTGCTGCAGGAATAGCACCTTGTCCCGGTTGACCAGTTGCCCGCCACAAACTAACGTATGTACCTGCTTGAGACGCAATACTTGCTTTATCCAATATGAATCTGCTGAAGTTATTTCCCATTGCGTTAATTAGTTGGTCACGTGTCTGAATAGTCATACGACCTCCAGATAACAAACAGAGAAAGCGCCAATTTCACCTAGAATATAAACCTCTTGTTCATCTTCCGTCTGCAATACTTCAGTAACGACATAAGTATCAGGATATGTTTCATGAAAAGGTTCTGGCACTTTCACAACAGTATTAACTTCCATATTTATCTCCTTTAGATTTGAATCCATAAATCATTCAATTGCGGATTAGTAGGCTCTGTAGATGAAATTGTGATATGTGTGCCAATAAGCACTACACTGTTATCACTGTGCTTAGAATACAATTTCTTATCTGCAGTATTGACTGCTAATTCACCTATTTGTAAGTCACCGGGTAGCGGCTTTTTATCCGCTACTGTACTTTTCTTTGTAATCAAGGTGGGCATATAGATGCTCCTTACGGTTTGTTTATGAAGTTAGAATGTACCACCATCTACGGTTTCAACAGCAATAGTAACGTAAGCATTACCTGCGTCTTTAGTCCATGACAGGGAGTTATTCAAACGAATAATACCGTCAAGACCTGTAGTGCCCCAAATATAACCAGCAGTACCGCCTGCAACCACAGCGACTTTTTCATCACTAGAGCCAGCAGGGATGTTTAGAGCAGTCTTAAACGCATCAAACGTAATCTTCTTCTCTTTTTGACCTGTTGCACTAGAGTCGTGCATAATTAGCAAGTCCGCTGCACCATCAACTGATGCAAGCGTTGTCAAATCATCAATTGCTGGAACTACCGGAAGTTTCGTAGTTGCGTCTGTTGCAACATGCAAAGTACCACGGTCAGTGGTAAAGTGCGCTTCACCCGCAAGCATACCTGTTGTTGGGAGATTGGTCTTTAGACCTCGACGTAGCTGTAAACGAGCCATTTTATTTCCTTAATTAAACTCACCACCGTCAAGGCTTTCTGATTGCCAAGACGTACCTGAAAACATTAAAACATCCCC